CAGTTTAGCTATGGTGCAACAACAAAGACGTGCAGAAAAAATAAAAAAGCAAATGGATGCAGGACAACAACCTGATTCTCCATTTAATTATTTTATGTACAAAGGTAAGCCATACTTACTAAAACTTAAAGATGATGATATGGGTATGAAAGATGATAGCATAGAATCTAAAGTTATGGATAAGCTTATCATGGAAGATACAGGCATGAATATGTTTGCTGCTGATAATGAAGAACCAGAAGAAATAATGTCATAATGGATTTCATTACTATACTAGAGCAGTATGGTATACCTATCTGTGTAGCAGTAGCATTTGGATTCTTTATCTGGAAACAAAATAAGTTTATACAAGATGAGCTTATGGAAGAACTTGATGAAAGATTTAAAAGATTGGAAGGTATAGTAATAAAGCTTATTGACCAACAAAAGAAAATGCAGATAGAGCAAAAGGGTATAGAGAAAAGCTATAAAGGTTTAGTAGATATAATATCTAAACTTATGAATAGAAATGGCGGAAACGGATTTAAAAACAAACTTGAAAAATTTTTAAAAGATAATTAAGGAATAGATTAATGGCAAAAAGAGTAGACAAAACAGCAGAACGTATTAGAGATATGTTTGATGCAGTTAGTTCTGAAGAACGTAATCAATGGGAATATATCAATCAAAAAGGTTATGACTTTGCCCATGACAATCAACTTACACACGAAGAAAAACAGGCACTTGAAGAACAAGGTATGCCTACATTTACAATAAACAGAATCTTGCCAGTAGTAGAAATGTTAAATTTTTATGCAACAGCAAACAAACCAAGATGGCAAGCTGTAGCTACTGAAGGTTCAGATAGTGATATAGCAAGTATATACTCAAACATTGCTGATTACATATGGAATAATTCTAATGGACAAACATTATATTCAAATGCTATTAACGACGCAATAACTAAATCTCTAGGTTTCCTATTAGTATCCGTCGACCCTGATGCCGATAGAGGTATGGGAGAAGTTACAATTCAACAGCCTGACCCTTTTGATGTATATATCGACCATAAATCTAGAGATTTACTTTTCAGAGATGCCGCTTTCATAATGATTAGAAAGATACTACCTAAATCACACTTGATGAATACCTTCCCTGACATGAAACGCAAAATAAAGGCGGCATCTTCTGATTACGATAGTGAAATGTCTTATAGTGAAAAAGCTATTGATGCGGACCAAAAAGATTTTCATTATAAAGATATATCAAGTTCTGGAACACCAGACTATGATGACGGTGGAGAGTTTGCAGAATTTTTTGAAGTATATGAAAAAGAAAAAATACCTTATATAAATGTATTTTACAGAATACCTCCTGATGCAAAAGTTATACAACAAATAGCAGAGCAAGCAACTATACAAGTAAATAAAATGGCTGAAGAGTTGCAAGTTGGTTTTCTTGAAAAAAAACAAGAGATAGAAAATATTGTTCAAGAAGGTAAGATGTTACCAGAAAGAGGTGAGCTTGAACTTAAAAAAATGCAAGAGAGTATACAAAATCAAGTTCAGCAAGCTACTATACAGATAAGAAATAAACTACAAGAAGAGGCATCTCAAGTAGAAAATAAAATTATATCTGAAAAAGAATTTAATGTGCTGATAGAAAGTGAGGAGTTTAAAAAGAATATAGTAGATACAGTTAGATTTCATGAAAATGTAATACGTCAAACTGTTGTAGTAGGAGATAAAACATTATCAGAAAACTATTTACCTATTAAAGAATACCCTATAGTTCCTATTCATTACAAATGGACAGGCACACCTTTCCCAATGTCAGCAGTATCGCCACTTATTGGAAAGCAAAGAGAATTAAATAAAGCTCATCAGCTAATGGTACACAATGCATCTCTAGGTAGTAGTTTAAGATGGATGTATGAAGAAGGTTCTATTGATACAGACTACAGGGAAAAGTTTGCATCAGCTCCTGGAGCTTTACTGCCGAAACGACCAGGGTTCCAAGCACCTACACCTGTACAACCCTTTGCACTTAATAATGCATTTTTTACATTAACGCAAGCTGGTAAGAATGATATGGAATATTTAGCAGGCGTATATAGTTCTATGATGGGCGATACAAGGAGCACACAAGATATGCCTTACAAAGGTATGCTAGCTATGGATGAATATGGAACTAGAAGAATTAAATACTGGTTAAAAAATTCTGTAGAACCTGCATTACAACAAATTGGTGAAATAGTACAAGAGTATTCACAAGCTGTATATACAGCATATAAAGTATTTAGAATTGTAGAACCAAATAACGAACCAAAAGAAATAGAAATAAATGTACCTATATATAATAATTTTGGTGAAGCTATTAAAAAATGGAGAGATTACGCAGCATCTAAGTTTGATGTAAGAATAATTGCTGGGTCTACATTGCCTATAAATAGATGGGCATACTTAGAAGAATTGAAACAATTGATGCGTATGGGTGTTATAGATGATGTTGCAGTACTTGCTGAAACTGATATAAGAAATAAAGAAAGTATTGTTAAACGTAAATCATTGTATGCGCAGCTACAAAGTAAAATTAATCAGCTTGAAAGTGCTATGAGTGATAAAGAGGGTACAATAGAAACCTTAGAAAGACAATTAGTACAAGCTGGTATTAGAAATAAAGTTATGAAAGGTGCAGTAGAGGTTAATAAGAAAACTGAAAAAGTAAAATCAAACATTGAAAAAGAAATGAATTTACAACGTGCACAAAGCAGACTATCACAAGAGAAAGAACGTTTAGAAACAAATTCTAAAATAAATGAAACAATTATGGATTTGCAACGAAATAAAGAAGAACGACAAAAAGAGTTGGATGAATCATAACAAACGTTGTAAATTAAAAATTGTAAACAAGGAGAATAAGTATGAATGAAGATAATGCTCGACAAGGTAACTCTACAATAGGAATGGAATCAGATAGTTTCGATGCAATTGCTAATGTAGACTCCCAAGAGGAAAACTTCTTTGAGACTCTAGAACGTAATGTTAATGGAGTCATAGCTGATGATGTAGTACAGGAAACTCCACAAGTGGACCCCAATACACTACAAAATCAAAATCAGGTATCAAGTGATGCTCAAAGTAATGGTGTTCAAGGCGAGCTTGAACAAGTGAAGAAGAGATACAGCGATTCCAGTCGTGAAGCACAAAAAATGAAAGCCCAGCTTGATGAGCTGAAACCTTTTATCCCTGTGTTGAATGCGATGAAACAAGATAGCGGATTGGTAGACCACATGAAAACCTATTTAGAAAATGGTGGTAATGTGCCTACAAACGTCAAAGAACAGTTGAAGCTAAAAGAAGACTTTGTGTTTGATGCAGATGATATGGTTAATGACCCAAAATCAGATTCTGCACAAGTATTCAATTCAATGGTGTCCAACGTAGTAAATACGAAAGCTAAAGAAATTTTAGGTGAACAAGAAGCAAAAGCTGCTCAAGCAAGAAAAAGCTTAGAGTATCAAAATCAAGCTAAAAAGTTTATTGAAGAAAGAGGAATGAATGAAGAAGAGTTCCAAGATTTCATCAAACAAGCTAAAGCTAAAATGCAAGGTGCTCTATCTTTAGATGACATGTATCACTTATTAAATCGAGACCAAGTAAATACAAGAGTTGCGGCAAGTACCAAAGAAGATATGCTAAAACAAATGAAAGGCGTTCGTAATATGCCTACCAGTCAAGCTAATGTCAACAATGCTAGTGAAGGTAAAAAAGATGATAACGATAGAATGTTTGACTCTTTATTAAACTTTGAATCTGGCGTTGATAATTTGTTTGGCTAATCTCAACATTTGTAAATGAGATAGCCCTTTATAAAAACCTAATAACCTATAAGGAGGTTACTCATGGCTAGTAGTAGCTCAAAAGACTTCTTTCAAACAAGTGGTTTGGGTGGTAGTCCTATAGCTGGTATAGGTCCTGTATCCACATCAGACATAGCAACAAATGCTAGTGGTGCTGATTTACGTAGAAGATTTAACTTCGGAGACAGAGTATCTGAACTATCTATAGCACAAGACCCATTCTTTAGATTTGTAAGTCAAGTCGCAAAAAAACCAACGGATGACCCAACATTTAAGTTTACTGAAAAAAGACATTCTTTTCATAAAAGATATGCCTACCCTTCAGCATTTAGTGCAGACAATGCAACATATCAAGAAGGATTGAATGCAACTAATCCTAGTTCTGTATATGATGGATTTAACACAGCTGGAAGTACAGTATATGTTAAAATGGTATCCGATTACAAAAGTGATGGAAACATTCAAAATATATTTGGAAATACAACTAACGAAATTGTTCTAGGTTCAGAAGGCACACAGCCTAAATTTTTCCTACAAGACCAATTAGTTAAGATTCCATTTTCCGATTCAGCAGCAGGCTCTGAAAAATCTTATGCAGTAATTAAGATTGATTCAGTTACCTATCAAGATGAATCTACAAATCCTCCAACAGCTCATGGCGAAGGTGAAGCAGCGATACTTAAAGGTAAGGTTGTAAAAGCTAAAACATCTGGCGATACCTTTTTTGCTGGACCTTTAGGTGTAAGCGTTCCAGCTGGAAAGTCTGTTGCGGCAACTTCAATTGCTGGTGCAGATACTGGTCTTGGACTAGAAGCATCTAGATGTTATGTTGTTGGAACTGCTCATGGTGAAGGTACTGGATATCCTGAAACATGGAAAGACCAGCCTTACAGCCAATCATATGGATTAACTCAAATCTTTAAAACTTCATGTGCAATGACTAATACTGCACGTGCTACTGTTCTAAAGTATGAGCCAGATGAGTGGGCAAGAACATGGAAGGATAAATTAATTGAACACAAATATGATATTGAGCAATCTTTACTATTTGGTTCTCAAGCAACTGTTGATAGTGTAAACTATACACAAGGTGCTGTTGATTATATTCTTAACTTTGGTAATCAATTCACTATGGATTTATCATCTAAAACAGCTGATGATTTCCTAGATGATATGTCTAACTATTTAGACCCACGTTATAATAATGGAATGTCTACAATGTTTTTTGTAAGCACTCCTGTATATAACTGGATGCATAAAATGGGTGGATACTTCAAAAACAACGTAGAAATTTCTACTAACTTCCGTGCAGACTTTGCAATGGTAGAAAAGAAGAAGATTCTTGGTGTTGATGTTAGCACATTTGCTACACCTTATGGTGATATGAATGTTGCTAGAAATATTCACTTAGATGGTTCTGAAGTTAAAATGCTAGGTATTAATATGAAATACTGTGCATATAGACCACTAGTTGGTAATGGTGTAAACAGAGATACATCTGTGTATGTTGGTGTCCAAACTCTCGAAAACTCTGGTATTGATAGAAGAGTGGACTTAATCTTAACTGAAGCTGGCATGGAGTGGTGTTGTCCTGAAACTCATGCTGTCTGGAAATAAGGAGGCTTATTATGGGAATACCTAGTTACGGACAAAATCAAAATGGTAATATGCTAGAACAGTTATCAAATGCTTTGGAAGGTTCAAAAGCATGGGATGCTGGTAGCATTGCTGATGGCGATGAAGAAGCTTTAGAAATAACAGTAGCAGGAGCAGCTCTTGGAGACTTTGTTTTAGCTAGTCTTAGTATAGATGTAGCAGACTTAGCATTATCAGGAGCAGTTACAGCAGCAGATACAGTTACATTAGTATTGTCAAACAATACTGGTGCAGGTGTTAATCTAGGTGCAGCAACTGCCTACTGCTTAGTTCTTAAAAAAGCGTAAGGAGGAATTATGGCTGGAAAATATTTTTTCGCAAATAATCCTTCTGGTAGAGTATTAGCAGGGTCAGCAACTGTTGACTTTGCTAATATTACAGATGGCAATGAAGCTGCTTCAGATATTACTGTAACAGGTGCCGCTTTAGGCGATATTGTTATGGTAAGTCACAGTTTAGATGTACTTGATTTACAGCTAACTGCTGATGTTACTTCAGCTAATACTGTTACAGTTGTAGCAAGTAGTAGTGGCGATGCAGTTGATTTAGGCTCTGGTACTGTTAGAGTCTTAGTTATACCATCAGGCGCAGTAGACGATATCATAGCAGATATGGTATAAATGAATAAAATGGTGCCCCTTTCGACTGGATTCTCTCTTGTCGAAGGGGGTTACCGACTCAATAAATATGACATATAAAGAATATATATTATCAAAAACATCATTGAAGATACAGCCTACTGCTGTTGTAGATGATTTA